GGTGTATACCCCGCCGAATGATTCCTCAAGCATGTTGACCATGATCTTTAACTCTTCCGCAGTCACCCGCTCAGCGTCACGTTGGATGGCCTGTGTTACAAGGAAGGCAAAGTTCAATCGCCTTTCAACCCCTTGCATCAAGGTGAGGGCTGTCTGATAGTCAGACTGCTTGCCAACGTTGAGAGCCTTAACATCATTCTCATCGCCGGGAACAAAGTCGAAGTTGTTGGCCCTGTTCAGAGCATCAGCCCTGGTAACACCATTGGGATTGACGAGGAAGATTGTCTTAGCTGATCCAAGCCCAGCCTGCGTGATGGCCTTGGAAAGTTCATTGTATGAGGTGAGGTCACCTAGCAACTCCTCAACAAGTCCTGTTCCATAGAAGCTGCCTGAGACTTTGTTGAGCCTGAGGGCAATCCACGGTGACTTGTCGAGAGAAGAGAATCCGGCGGTGCCAGCCAGCACCTTATCATCGTATTCCTGATGCCAAGTAACAGCCTTGTCCCCGTCGTCAGGATTGTACTGAATGTGGGTGTAAAGGTCGTGAGTTTCTGATGACTCCGAACCATCATTGCCAGACTCATTGGCCTCCATGCGTTGTGCAACCTTTGGCAGGTAACGCAAGCTCAGCCGTTCCTTAACGATAATCTCAGTAATGTTGTCGTCAGCATCACGATCACCGACAATGGACCTAAGGCCATAGAAGCGGATACCTGTCTCTTTCACATACAGAAGGCCAGTGCCACCACAGGCCAAATGCTTCATGGCCTCAAACAAGGCAGCCCGCACTTTCATCTTGTCGAGCTTACGAAGAATGGCAAGCTCAGTAGTGGCAAGGAACCCATCAACCTGCGAGATGATTCCTTCGCTATCTCCTCGTTGCTGGGCCTCCTGTTGAATAGCGGCTTGATCCATCGTCAACCGAAAGAACGGTTGCGAATATGGGAACAACGCATTGAGTAACTTGGCCGATACGTTGCTCAGCCCGCGTGACCCAATAGATTGATAAAGATGGCGTGACGGTCTGGACTGATCTATCCGCGTTCGCTTGTCAACATCCGTCGTTGGGATCAGCGTTGGGATAGTGAGCCGGGAACAAGCAACTGCTGTATCCAAATATGCACTCCTATCCCCTTCAAGATCAGCCCATCGCGCACTTGCCGTTGTCATTCAACCGGGAGGATTACAGTCCCCCCAGAGTAACGCTACCTTGCCCGTCGCCCAACAGTGAGGGAGCGATGATCCTCAACTGGGAGAGAGTGTTTGCAGCAGCGTTGCGGCCACCAGTCCTGAAGTCCCCAAGTCGAGGGGCAACAGCAGTCCTCTCAGGATCAGGCAGTGTTGCCGTAGCCTGCCTTAACTGGGATTCATAGGATGAACGCATCGCATCCATCTGACTAGAACTCTTGAGCATGTAACTATCAAAGCTAGACTTTTGATCTGCCAGTGACTTAGCTGCATCTTCCTTCGACTTCAGCAACAGGGACTGCAAGCTGCTAACAGTCGAGGCCATGTCATTCCCCTGCTGCGCGTAGCTGGCCTGCACCTGTTGAATGGCCTGTTGGTTGGCAGCCAGCGAGGCGTCGAGCTGGGCCTGTGCTTGGGCCTGTGCCTGCGACGTTGCGTTGGCATCAGGTAGGCCGCTCCCGTCCTGCCCACCCTGCGCCTCCTGTGCTGCTGCGACCCGCCGCCATGCCAGGGTCTGGCTGGGGATCTGCCCCCACCCCATGTCTCCTCCTAGAGGCCCATCCTGATAGACCGTTTCCATCCCCGAAACAGCCCAGCCTGAATCTTCAGGAGGCTTTGCCCCGTAATAGATGCTGTAGTCATCATTGTTGAAACCAAAGGTCAGTGCCATGGCTTTAGTCCGTCAGGGAATGGAGGAATCGAATCACAGAACGTTGCCCCGACTTAAAGCGAATCTCATCAATCGAGTCCTTTAAGTCGGGGGTCCGTTCGGGATAGAGCCGATCAAGTGCTGTCAGTGCTTCACGGGTGAAACCCCTGGCAACGAGAGTCCTTAGGGTGTCGGCGTCGGGGGCATCCACAGCTTGACTTGATGGGTGCCGAAATTGTACTCACCGATTCGCAAGATGCGAACTAATCGCGCCTGCGTCGTTGCAGATTCTCGGGGTCGGTCCATTTTCCCTTTCTTCCCATAGACAGAAACAATCGTTTCCCAACATCCCACGGGGTCGGCAATGTCGAGCCCTGCGATGATTGGCTCCGCTGTTTTCTCACCAACTGACGGACAACCGGGGATGCCATCCGTCGCGTCACCTGTGAGGATCTGTTGGTAGAAGAATCGTTGGGCTGCTTCATCATCGACATAGGATAGTTCTTTATCAAGCCACACATGATGGCCGGGGATCTGCTTAAGGTCCTTGTCACCTGAGGCTACGACGTAACCCCCGTCCTGGTAGATACCAGCAAACAAACCGATAAGATCATCGGCCTCAATCTGATCCATCTGGAAGGCACCATCGCAGTTCTGCATAATCTCCTGCAACAAAGCCTTGTAACCCATGGGCTTAACGCCTTTGCGGGCTGCCTTGTATGCAGG